CTACCGCTGTTATCAGTAGGCGTTTGTGAAGCAATAAGGTTCGCAGCTATGTCATTGGATGTTACACCTGCATCTTGCGCCGGTGGAGTCTCAAACTCATAAACAGATCCTCCTGGCGTAACATATGATCCATCTGGTTGTTTTACAGCATCTGCGGGTATTTGACTTGCGTCAGTTACTTTAAATGGTGTGTTATCCCCTTCAATTGTTACGTTTGCTTGAGTACTTGGACTACCAGTTTGAACTATGTTAGGATCTTGGTACGGTGATGTTGACCCATCGGTATTTATAATCACTTTTCCACCTGCGTCACTAGTTAAAACTTGACTTGGTATCTCTGCTGTTGGTGCTGTTAATGCCACTTCTGGAATGTTTAAACCAGAGGCTAACTGCCCACCAGCGACTTGTGATAATTTATTTAATGTTGTACCTAAAGCCTCAGAAACCGTTGTTAAAGCGGTTTGGTTATTATTGTATTGTGATAGTTCTGTTTGTAGTGCATTAGTACTTGCTGTTGATGTGTCAATTAAAGGTTGAACAGAAAGTTTATATAGACTATCTAAGTTAGTATTGGCTGTTTGAAATGTTGATAACGACGCTGTGGCAGCAGTATCAGCAGACTGATACGTGTTGTAGGCTTGCATTGCCGCATCATAGTTAGCTTGAGTCGGTGACGCTAAATAAGTATCACGAGCTGCGTTATACGCAGTTCCTGTTGTTGTTAAAGCACTTTGATCATTCATTGCAGCTGTTTTAAGAGCGTCTACGCTATCATACGCTGGCTTGTATGAGTTTGTAAATAAATCATTCAAAGCATTTTGATCAGCTTGTGCTTTAGTATATGCTTCATTGGTTGATGCTAAAGAGGCACTGTATTTATCTTGAGCACTAGTTAAATCTGATATTTGGCTTGTACTTTGGTTTTGTAATAAATCTTTTTCAGCTTGTAGCTGGGCGTTCATAACGCTTACACTCGGCGTAGTACTTGCATCCGCAGCATAGCCACCAGCCATGTCTGAGCCAATTGGTGTACTTGGAGCTGGGTTAATTGTTGTAGTTGGGGCAAATAACGAATTAAAATCATTTTTAACTGAAGTGCCAAAGTCTGAAAGCGGACCCGATAGTGCATTAGTACCTGTGTTTATTGCCGCGCCCACCCCACCGGTTAATGCACCTTGACCAACGTCACCGCCTTTAATAGCGGAACCAATAGCTCCTGATCCAGCACCAATAATACTGTTTATCAGTGGTTGTGGCATACCAGTAGTTTGTAGTCCTGCATTGGCTTGTCCACCAACGTAACCTAACCCACCAGAAAGCGCAGCGTTAGATAATACTGTCTCAGGATCTTGACCACTGGCTATAGCTTTTTCTGCGGATAAAAGAGCAGACGCACCCCACATAGGCATTCCAACACCTGGAGCAGTCATACCACCCAACGCACCACCAGTTAAACCACCATTAATGGCGCCTTTAAGGGCGCCTTGAAGTACATTTCCGCCAGTTAATCCTGATTGTACACCGCCGGCTATTGCACCGGTTGCAGCACCAGTACCCGCAGCATTTAGTATGCCAGATCCTGTAGCGGCTGTATCTGCTGCGTAGCCACCGGCCATGTCGGCACCCATTGCCCCAGCGTCTGCTCCTTCAGCAACGGCTGCGGTGTCCAGTGCAGCGGTTGATCCTGCCAAGTATGTTGCCATATATGGTGCGGCAATCATTAACGCTGCTGTACCTATAGTAGCCCAGCCACCGGGGATAATGTTACGCACACCTTGATCTAGTTGATTACCGAGGTCTCCAATACTTGATCCAAGATTACTTAACCCTTGACTGACGTGATTGAAAACACTTTCAACAAAACTCATTATACAGCCGCCATCCAAGTAAACTTGGGAAGGTTAGATTTTTGAACATGATACCCGACACGTTTCATTAACCTTAAAATTTGTTGGTTATTAGTATCTCCGTAAACAGTTTTTAGTTCAGAACTTTTTAATTTGTGTAAAAAACCTTTTAATGACTTTGCTAACGTAAGGGGTGCGTCAATAGTAGATAGATGTAGCATTGCCCTGCTATCCCCTAACTGAGTAATAAACAACAAAGAATCATTTTCTTGTAGCATTACGGTATGCCCATTGTTTAATTGATCGACGGCAGATTTCAAGACCGGCTGGGGATCTTGTCCTTGACTTTGAGCTTCTTGAGTTAATATTTGTGATGGTGTCATATCTATATCCACTAATGCAAAAAATAGGGTAAAAACGCCCTAAACTAGTAACTTGGACCGTTAATTAACAGTGTAGTCTCAAGTGCCCACTCCTGCCAGCTTTCAAATGCATCTGGGCTAGGAACTGGGTATGCCTCAAATACTGCCATACTGCCTATGTGCCTGGCACAGTCTCTCCAATGTTCCTCTGGCAATAACATTATGTTTTGAGAGCCGTAGTAAATGGTAAAGTTTCCTATCCAGTCCTCCCAGCTCATTAAATCAGGAACACACGGAAAAAACTCTTGTATCGTTTTAAGGGCGCTCATCACCATACTCAGCGGTTATCATTAAACGACCCATTTCAAAGTTACCGTTCATGTCATTAGACTCAAACTTTAGACGGATTAACCGTGCCTCAAAACGAAGGTCAATCTTGTCTGTATTATTATCAAAATAGTACGGCCCAGAGTTTTCAATCATGTCACCGTTAGCAAACTTACGACCCAAAATAGTCATTGCTAACGTACCAGTTTGTAAGAAGTTTGGCTCAACGCGGCGTAAGTGCATTCGTCTGTTAATTCCAATTATTCCATCTTGACTGGGGTTTCCAGTTAGCCAGCTAATGTCACTAGTTGTTATGCTAGAATACACAGCCTCTTCGTTAGTTAAATTAACTTGGTTTTGACCGAACTCATGCTGCCAGATTGTAAACCCACCATTTACCTTGTACACCAACGCACCTGCTGCGGGGGTAATTGATGCACCACCATAGAACGTAACTAAAGTAACCCCTGGTGTACCAATGGTTGTGTTGAATGTGTAGACACTGGTAGAAACAATGTACGTGTTGGTGTTAGTTGCGTCATTTGTAAAAGCTAACGTAGCTCCAGGGGGGAACACAGACGTTTGATTACCCGATAAATACATTTGATACGCCGTTGCAGCTGGTAAACTAGCTGGGTTAGTAATGACTGTATAGGCATTACTATACGTTGGTGTATAGTTCCAATCAGCCCAAATAGGCGTTGGTAATAACTCGGTGGTATACCCACACGATCTTTGTGATCCTATAGCTTGTCCAGCGTCGTACCAAAGTTTATCTTTGACGTTGTAAATAATAGCGTCGTTACATTCTGTAGATGTGCCCCTAGGATAAAAGAACCAAATCTCATTGTATCTTGGTACCTTAGTGGCCCATACTTTTTGACGTTGTGAATAGTTCATGTTGTCAAACAAGTAGTTTACATTCTTATCGTTGGCCACTACTTGAACTTGACCGTTGTATTGGTAAAATCTATCAACGCCCATCCACCAGTACGCTCCGTCCATTTCAACAACTGCGTTGGAAGACATAATAGAAATCTGACTTGACACAATGTCATAGCTCCAGTACGTTGACGGTATGGTTCCAGATGTTGCGCCAGCGGAGTTAAATGTAACCCTAATTAAACTATCAGTAGCCCAAAACAAACCAGATGGGGCATTGGTACCGCCACGCATTGGCATACCCTTAATTATCTTAGAGCTTGACACGTTAACTTGGTTAGCTAACGGTCCGTTCCAGTCATAAAAATTTTGGCTTAGATATGTGCCGCTAACGTTGTTGTTTGCTATGTAGCCGTGTGACCCGTACACAAATATAAACGGATACAAAACACAAACTCCTCCGTCAACACTAATAGGTTGATACGTTGGATTGGATCCAGCGCTGTCTGACAGTCCCGTAAAGTTCCATGTATTGGCAGAAGCTGGTGTTATGTTACCAACCAATACCTGCGACGTGACACCGTTGTCTATATTAATTAAATTTTTACCTGGGTGAGCAAATACGGCTTGCTGTCCCCCTTGTGGGCTAAACTGTGAGTCAAACTGCCAAGTAGTTACATAAGGACCAGTTTGTGCATCAGGAGTAAATACCGCTGAACTGGCAAAGTATACCGTCGTTGGTGAACCAACAATCGTACCACCACTAAGGTTAACCGTTGTGTTTGGTGACGAATAGGTAGACGTTGTTACTGTATAAACTGTGGCGCTACTAGACTGTGTGAAAATAACCTGTGTACCAGCGGGGAATAATGCTGTCTTGTTACCCGCCACAACAAACGCTGTCGTTGTGTTTGACACTAAGGTCATGTAGGCAGTACCGGGCAGTATGTTTGCCTTAAATGGACCACTACCAATACCGTAGTTAATGTTAGTTGTAAAAACGTCTAGCTCTTGAAAATTACCAGCAAAAATATAGTTAACACCATTGTAAGGTAGCGATACTAACCCTCGGTATATACCCACGTTACTAGTAAAGACAGTACGGTACCCACCCATTTTTTTAGGATCGCCACGTTGAAATCGGCACCAAACACCGTCGGTGTACTGGTCATTTTGAAATATAGTACCGTCTCGCTTTATTCCCGCCGGAATGGCTAGGGAATAAATTTGCGTAAACTGAGAGGCATCTTGTGTGCCATTATCAACAGCCATTTAGAACGTTCCGCCACTAATTGATGTTGCTGTAAGCCTTGCGTTAATTGTAACTAAAGGTAGTGAAAGGTTACTGTTATCAACTTTAACTAGTTCAACTGAGTTTGCTGAAAGCCCTAGTATACTTGTGCCGTCAAGGAACATACCCGTGTTTGTATCATTTAAAAATGAATAGGAAGGGGCACCAGCGTTACCGTTGACCGCTTTAAATATAGAAGAGGACGATGAGTTTAAGATGTATAAGTACTGACCATCACTAAGTAAGGTGTAGATATTACCAGTGGTTAGAGCTAAGGGGGCTTGGCTACTCCCTTGGTTTTGGAATGTAATGTTATAGCCAGATTGGCTTGTGTTGTTATAAAGGATGTACAGCTGTGTAATTGCTGGGAACGTTACCGCTAAATTTTGAGTACGTGTACCAGATTGTGCTACATAGGTTTGAATAATAGGTGCGTTAGAAACTAAACTTAATGTGTTACCAACAATAGAATCTACGTCATAAGTTGCCGAGGTGAACACCACATTATTAGGTGTAACCCAACCTACAGTAATAAAACCACCAGAGGTTGTGTCATAAAAAATAAATCCAGAGTCACCTGGGTTTGTTGTGATTGAGCTTATACCATTAATTAACTGTGGGGATACTGGAGTAAATGTTAGTGCACCCGTTCCATTATTTCTAAACCCAATAAACCACCCCCTAGAGAGGGATGAAGTATTCGGTAGTGCAATACTACCCACGCCAGAGTTCCAGTTGTATGTTGCAGCTCTTGTAGCGTCTGTTATTGTTGGTGCAGTTGTTATGTCAATGATGTTTTGAGTTGTTGCTAACTGACCACTAACGGTAGTTAAACCCGCGCCAGCTAATGAAGCCGCGTCAGCAGAAGACGTTCCAGTACCAAACGTTACGTTGCCCCAAGTTCCTGCTACGGTGCTGTTATCAGTTAAATAAAAGTACTTTGAAACACCAGAGCCTAAAGTAACAGAGTTATACCCTGTAAAGTCTGTAATGGTTATAGAGTAACCTGTTAGGTTACGGAATAGAATATCAGCACCTAATGTGCCTTGATTACCTTGAGGTAATGCAATTGTCAATCCACTTGTTGTTGGTGTGCAGTTGATAATACGCGCCGCAGGTGTTTGAGTTCCACTAACAGTAGAAGGCCAGTATAGGGTAGTGTTTGCACTAAAATTTAATGCAAAGTAAGACACATCGGTTGGTGTGACAACGGTGCCTGTAAAGGGGGAGGTATATACTGGGGTAGTCATAGTTTAAGGTTCCTGAATCGTTGTATTACGATCTATACGACGATTATTGTCTTCGGTTTTTATGGCCGTAATGGCGTCTGTATAATATTGTTTCCAAACTGCCAGCTTGTCTAGTGCTTTTAAATAGCCTTGAGCTTGTAGTAAAGCACCATATAACATTGCCTGTGGTGCAATAGATGTCCATAAGTTTTGTTGGTTTGCAGCATCCAAGGGTTGAATTTCAGCGTAGTAAATGATTTCAACAGGGTAAGCTTGATCTGGTGTAGGGGCAAAGTTCCAGTTATTGTAGTCATAGTCTGCGTAGTAAACTGGCTGACCTGTACTAGATTCTGATATGTACATTGCTACGTAATCTTGACTACGCAACAAAATAGGCTGTCCGTTAACCTTCATAGAGACAGTCTTACGCCACCGAGCTGGCTTATTAAGCACCGTTTGGGCACTTGCCAATGAAGTCTCAACCACAATTAATTGTAGGTACGTCTTTAATTCAGCTGCAATAGATGACTCAGCCAATGCAATTAGGTTAGGTATCTGAGCGATAAAGTCAGCATCATCACGCTCCATGTATTGCTGGATGTTCAACACCAGCGAGTCATACGTCATTATTACGCTCATCTTGTGTAGTAGCTTATGTTGGGTTGGAAATAAATGGGTGACTTGTCACGATCTTCTTCACTAGCCTGTAAGAATGCCTTTTCTGCCTGTACTTCTAAGTATTCGATTCTGTTTAAATCTACACCAGGTAGTTGCAATGACATTGAGTGTGACAGTTTTTTTTGTATGCTGTTAATCCAACGATCGGGTACATAGATTTGATTTGTTAATGATCCAACGTCTTGCATTTGTACTTCCACAATGAGCTGAAACATTTGGTATGGGTTGTTTGGTACGGGCCACAGGTACATCGACGGCTCAATGGTTCTATCGAACCAGTATTGCAGTGATCGTACAGATGGGAATTGTTTGTTAGGTAGGTTCCAGTAGTCATCACGATTGAGTCGTGCCAATGGAATGACTTGTTGGCTAGTTGAGAACACGATCTGGCGAACAGAAAATGTAGTTGCTACAGTCTCTCTTAGCCTATAAAAAAGATGTGGCTCTGTAATTGAAATGTTATAGTACTGCCATTGTTTATCCACCATTGTGATGGATGGGAATGTTTGTTTTGTAATCCAGTTAATACCATCATCACTGTACTCATATACCAAGTTAAAGGTTTGAGTTGTGCTTCCTGGTGCATAGCAGTTCCAACCAACGTAGTAGACACTCTGTGCCTGTTGGTAACCAAGTCCTAGCCAGTTCTCTGAAATAGTAGAAGTTGCTAATGATGTTAGTGTGGAGTTTTGGTTAAATGCGTTTGGTGAGGTGGAGTTGTCTGTAGGCAGGTATGTAGATGCCTGAATG